CTAGCCCCCTGTGGAGAAAAACACATTTTATGAAGTATTGCTGCTTTTGACAGAATAGATTTACCAAACCCTCTAGGAAGTATATTACATATTCTAGCACCCGGTTTAGTTGATATTAGTTTTTCAGCTACTTCATAGTGAAATTTAGGAGAAGCACTTTTATTTAAGAAATCTTTTGGTAGAAAGGCTCTTCCAAAGTATATTAAGTCAGTATATGACTTTTTTAGTACATCATCGTTAATCTTAGATTCAGATGGTGGTGGTACTATGTTAAATGGTTTAGGTTTCTCCAAAGACATCTACATTATCCTCATTTCCAATCATTATAAGAACATCGTTATCAAGATAGATAGAATAACAATGTTTACAACTATATCCTAATGGCACATGAATTTCGTTAAATACAACATACTTTTCTCTTCTATTCAAAGCAGAATTGCATACTTTACATTTTCTAAGTCTACTTGAGACTACAGGCATGCTATCTAATGGTATATCACTACGGGATATCTTTTTCGGCATGTGCAAGTACTTTAGTTTGTGTTGGCTCTAATTCTTTTAATTGTTCAGGTGTAAAACCTTGAAATACTGTTAGAGACTCAGTTTTCTTATCACTTGGGAACATACCTGATATTTTCATTAACATTTCAATGGCCCGTAGTTTATCTGAATCACGACCATCATGATTATCTATAATGTTCTTTGCGTTGTGTAATAGATATTCTTCATCTATTCCAACATTACCTAGCATTTTCTTTACTTCTTCACTAACCAATTTTTGTACCCTTTCAGTTTTTAAAAGAGAATTTGAAGCTGTTTGAGCATATTTAGAGTTATTCGTTGGATATACTCGTAGGTAAGCCTGTTCTGGAGGCATTCCATTAGCACAGTATTTTGCGAATACAACTTCTCTTCTAGTAGGTTCTTCAATTTTATCACTACTTTGTCTTGGTTTTACTGATTTTGTAAATCTATAGATATCATCTGCTGGTTTACCACCAATCTGTATATTATCTCTTACAGGGTATGTTCCAAGTAAGGTACGGATATATTCCTTACCATTACTAAAAATACCCCGTTTAAGAACTTTACATACTTGACCGTCATCAGTTAGTATCCATTGTCCTGTCTTAGCTTCACGCCAATCCTCACAATAATCATCATCTTCATTATCAAAGAACTCATCTTTGTTATGATAGAGATGTTCTTTTCGGTTCTTTATTAATTTAGAAAACAAGTGTCACTCCCGACCAAATTATTACGTCGCCTAGCCAACGCCCTCCGAACACTATTTGTTTCCGTCTATTAACTTACCCCAAACAAATGTTTTACCATTTGTAATGTCAACTACATCCAATCTGAAGTCGCCATTGGGAAACCAGTCAATAATACCGAAAGCATGTGACCAATTAGTATATCTACCTTTTAACCACATATTAGATTCGGATGACATATCTTTTAAGCAACCAAGACTGAATGAATGATGGGCCCCATCTACATGAGTTACTCCCATCCTCTGCACATCATGCACATGGCCATACACTATATTCTTTCCTAGATTCTGAGAATGTTGTCTAGTATGGTTATAGCTTGAATAATGACCACCATGATAAAAGTATAATTTTCCTAATTTAAGGTACTTTCCGTAAGGATAGTACTTATACCCCCGCTCTTTTAATTTCATGACGTTTTTGAACTGATATTCCTTTAAATAAGGGTATTCCTCTACAAACATGTTCAGCCAATTATCGTGATTACCCTCAATCATGTGTCTTTCAGTACATTTTACTGAATTTAGTACATTATCGAACAAATCCAGTCCATCATTTACTTTTTGAGCCTCTACTACTAAATCTTCTATGGTATATTCTAGTGGTGGCCTCTTGCGTCTCTTATAGCGCCAAGGGGAAACACTATGCCATTCGCCTAAATCCCCCAAGCAAATGAATACATTAGGTTTTACCATCTTTATAGCCTTTAATACACAGTTAATAGCGGCATCTTCCTGTAGAGGAAAGTGCACATCTGGTATTACTATGGCTCTTCTATGCTTTCTAGTCATATAACTCCCACTTATCCATTGTTCCCATGTCTATCCTTTCAATATCTATGGTTTTAACTCTTCTTTTTATTTCTTTAATATAACTTAATTGTTCATTACTATCAGAAAATAACTTATCTAGGTCTAATTTTGAAGATAAGTACTTTAATCTCTCTATAGTCTCAAAAATATCCATAATCTTAAATCCCATTCGGTATCCCCGGCACTACTATTTTTTCAAAATAACTACATTTACTATCAACCTGACAAGGTTTGTTAGCATATTTCTTTCTCATTCTCATACGAAGTACTCCATCTTTCCTATAAAAGAAAGCACCAAGACAATTTCCGTTATTCCAGTTAGCACAATGATGTGTGGCTTTAGATTTTAAACTTGCCATATATTTTTACAGGAGTTCTTAGTGCTTTTAGCACAGGCAACTCTTTCTTTTTCTTCTTTTTTGTGGTTTTTACTTTAATTACCATAATAATTCCTTTAGTTATCTGAAAATATAGTGCTAAAAATTATATAATACAAGTCTTAATTTTTCTCTGTGCTATAGCATATATATAATATATATATAATATATAGCATATATAGCATATATAGCTATAATAACTATATATAATATATAATATAATATATATATATATAATATATAATATATATATACGAAAATGTGTGGAAATTGAAAAAATTGGTGTACTATGTGTGCTAGTCTTTTATCCCGCCCCCCACTCGGTCAATATCTGGTTCTAAATTAAAATTTTGGTTCTATTATACATAATATTTATTATGTGTCATATTGAGATTCATTCTCAATAAGGTATTATACATAATCTATATTATGTGAATTTTTATAACTTCCACCCTTTTCAAGGGTTAGGGTGATTTGGTGGTTTTATAGGTCTTAATCATATAAAATAAATAGTGTTTTCTACATACATCAAACATTATTAGATGTCGGATTTTTTAATTTATATATTGTTTGTTTGAAAGTTTGATAATCAGTAAATTACAGGTATGAATAAAGGAGTAATAATAATGGAAGGTACTAGAAATAGTGTTGTTTCTGTTCCTAAGACTGTTAAGTCTAAGAAACTCAAACAATCTTCACTTATTGATTACACAACACATCCTAAGTACATGGAAGTATCATGTGACACTAAATTAGTGAACGTAGGAAAAGACGTAACACTAATGATGTTAGATGATTCTATCAATGATGATGGACATATTATCAATGAATCATTGTTTATATCTAAATTAGATACAATGGTCAAAAGAGGTAAAAGACCACCATCTAGTACAAAAGGTGGAAAAGAAGACTATACAGATGAAATGTTGGAACTTGAGACGAAAGTTAACAGATTGATAAAAGGTAAAAAGTTCGTAAACAAAAAAGGTGATGAAATAAAACCTATGTTTTATTTTAGAAATGATACAAAGTTGAAGAAGAATAAGAAAGATAAGAAGTAGTCTGTTGTATAATCAAAGTAACAAAAGACGGGATATATTTAATGTATATCCCGTTTTTTTGTACTATTTTTTATTACACATACTAAAAACACTTAACAATTAAAATA